GCATCTGAATACCAGAGGTCTTGGGTGGTGGGCACTCTTTGTTGGAGACATCTCCAAGGCTGACGCACAAGTCATCAAGGCTGGTCGCACGAGCTTTTTTACCGTAGCCGCTGTTGCTCAGATCAACACCGGTTTTGCCTGACATATCGTGTGGCTGGGCGTAAGTTGAGGCAGGCCCCACTTCTTTGCCACCACGTTTCATGCTGTAATTAGCCATCACCGCCCCCGTGAGCCACTACGCTGATTCATAGCGCGAGACAAGTTTTTGCCGTACTTCATACGGTCATCCGTGGTTGGGCCACCGGCTTTCATCTTTTTTGCGCCGGGGTGCATTTTTTTCTCGTGGGCACGGACTTCCGTGTCCGCGATAGCTTTAACTTCCTTTTTGTCCATCACGGACTCCTATGATGTCGTAACCGTTACTGTACCAACGTATGTCGTTGCAACCAAGTAGTTTGGCGTCAAAGGATCATCAAACCCCCTAGACCCACCAACTGGATTCCAACCCCACTGAAAAATTCTACTGCCTTCTGACGGAAACCCAATCACGTTTGTACCGGACTGATAGTAGCTAAGATCTTTACGAGGTTCCCGCAATGCCTGAGGATCGTCAATTGGATACATACCAAGCTGTAGCTGTGGTTGATCCGGCGTCCAGCACTGAGGGCAGACCTTAATGTTGACTAGCTTTGTCTTAACTACTAGCTTTTTGAGATCCTTTAACTTGTACCGAAACCCGCACATGTCGCATTCGGCAATAGCGATCTTGCCAGAGGCGAACCGATTACCCATTAGCTGCTACCGATAAAATACTGTCTAGGTACGAAACGATCCGCTGCTTTTTCCCGATCTTCATCCGCAGCCAACTGCCACTGAGATTCGTACTCAGCCTTTAGCATACCAAGGCGTTGCATTCCCTCAGGAATCTTCATGGCTATATAGTAAGCCAATCCTGCGGTAAGGCAGGGTAAGAAACGAAAGTTCACATCAGCCGTGTTAACACCAGTCCCCATATTGTCGATCCGACGCAACCGCCAGTAAACAAATGTGTAATAGGGGTTTCCGCTTGGGCCCTGATCTGGGATAGGCCAGACGGTTATGGTTGGCACCGCCTGTTTGCGGTCAATATAAACTTGGATTGGACGCGCTTGGCTAAGTTTGTTTGGGATAGTTGCGTACGTTGATACGCTAATCCGGGTGATGGTTAGATCTGATTGAGTAGCAGAGTTGCCTGACCCCGTACGAATTACATGCTCTAGCAGGTCTACCGTATCCGCCGGTAAGTTGTACGTCGCTGTACCTTGGACCAAAGGAATTGAGCCGGACTCAATCGTCCACATATTGATACCACGGTTGGCCCACTCAGCCATCATGATATTGGCACTACGCCGCGCCGTCCGAAGATCATAACCGGTACGCATCTCACGCCCTGCACGTTCAAACGCTTCTTCAGCGAGTTCCGTGAAGTTCATGTCAAAGTTAGCGACTCCGGAAATTGCCATTATCTAAACCTAGCGGTTTTCTTTGCGATTGTTTTGGGCTGCGCTACAAACTGTTTCCCTGCCGCTTTACCTGCGCGTTTGGCTTTGGTAGTCGCAGCATATTCAGACGGACTCAAACTCTTAATTGCATCTTCCGGCAAGTACCGCTCACCGGTCTTGCTTGACGGCTTACCACTCTTGGTGCGCCACTTCTGGTCGCCCCAGTCTTTGAGAGACTGCTGTGGAGGCTTCAATCCTTATACCCCCCACCAGCCGCCTTATACTTCTTAGCGACAAGCTGGGCTTTGCGAGCAGACCACTGGCCCGCCCCAGTACCCTGAGTCGCCGCAGCCTTCACTTGAGACACGATCCGCTTACGAAGACTGGGCTTTGTGTAGTTGCCCGCTTCGTTGACGTGCCCGCCTTCGTCAAAAGGCAAATTAAACCCAACACCAGCAGACGAAGGAATAGCCTTCATTCCTTGTTTGTTTAGATTTACATCGCCAGACAAGTAGGCACTAAGAACCGCGTCCCTCAGAGCTTTGGGGGCGTCGGGCATCATGTCGCCAATTTTCTTCTCGACACTTACCCTGCCAGCCGCTCCCGCGTTACCTTTGTCGTAGTTAAGGCTGTCAAGATCGAACTTGACGCTACCACCACCCGAATACATGGCAACTTCGTTCGGATCATCCTTGCGAGTGATCGTCTTCTTACCGGGCATTTTGGATGGGTCAATCTTCCCCATCCCACGGCTAGATAACATCAGCACATCCCGCCGCGTTTGAGCCGAGTTTTGCCACGCTGAGCGCAACCGTCAATTGAACCGCCCTTTTTGTAGCCTTTAGCTTCCGTTTTCTCATGTTTGATCATGGAGGCTGGAGCGCCCTTCTTTTTCATGAAGGCCACTTCTTTGCCGATCATTGCACGGGATTCAGCCATGTCACCACCTTTAGAAAATTTGTGACCTTTATCAGCTTCTGCGTAGTCTTTACCTACGGACTGTGGGATGTGAACTTTTTTAGCAAATGAAGGCGAGTGAGCAATTGCCTCCATAAAGTTGTGCTGTTTCTTGCTGTGGCTAGGCATTACACCATCCTCCCTTTAGTCTTGCCGCGCTGGGCGCAACCGTCTGCGCGACCAACTAGACCACCCTTCTTAAAGGCTGGGATCTTGCCACCTTTTTTGATCGGAAGTCCTTCCCGTTCAAGAACTTCATCGGTTTTTGGACCACGTTTTTCACCAACCGGCCTGTCAAACTTATTGTTTGTAGCTCTAAACTCCCCGCTGGCTCTGGGTCGACCGGGAGTAGCACTTCCTTTATTTGGGAAGCGCCTGTTGTCTGGAGTTTGGCGTTTAGATGCTGCACGCTTAGCCGCCTCTGCTGCCACTTCATCAGAAGCATTTTTGGAAGACTTATCAGCGGCTTCTTTGGCGCTTTTGCCAGCGGCTTCAAACTTTTCTTTAGCCTCACGAGCCCGACGCATCGGTTCGGTTTCCCGTAAGCCCATTTGTTCCGCAGGTGTTTTTGGCTTTGGCGCTGCTGCGGACGCAGGGGGGCCTTCAACCTTAGCTTTTCGCTCAACTGCGGGAGTCCTAGGTACGGTAATCTCCGGTTTCTCTTCGGGGAATTTACCTGTTCCTTTTCCTTCAGCTTTGGGAGCGGATTCAAACATTCGACCTAGACCCATAGCCCCACGAACACCGGCACCCACGCCACGCAAAGCGGGGGAAGCGCCCAACATTGACTGTGCAAACTGTTTGGCGGGTAAATTGGAGTTGTCGATTGTTTCCCCTTTGTATGGGGTTTTGACATCCGTACCGGGAATATCTTCTGGCCCAGCAGATTTAGTTTTGGCGGAAGATTTATCAGGAAATTTAAACCCAGATGCACCGGAACTGACATTAATAGCATTGCCGCTATACTTAACGTCTTTCTCAGATTTAGCAGCGGCAGGTTTAGCAGGTTTGAACGCATCCCGTGCGCGACGGCCCTGCTCTTTAGCGTCTTCAAGAGCTTGGTTGTATGGCTTCTGGGTTTCGTAATTAAAATCTGTTTCGCCGCGCTCTTTAGGAGTTGTGTCGGTCACTGTAAAAGAAGGTTTTTCAACCCGTTCAGATTTTGCCGGTTCAGTTTTTGCGGGTTCAGTTTTTGCGGGTTCTGCTTTTTCAACCTTCGGGGGTTGACGGTTTTCAATCGGAGCAGAGGGCTCGTCCGCTGACCTACGCCCACCAAAAAAGTTTTTCAGACTTTCCCAGTTTTTTGCGCCTTGTTCTTTTTGCTTCGCATACTCTTCATCGGTCATGATTGACTCATCACCAAGCGGTCCTCCGCCAGCGCCAAAACGCTTAAATTTCTTGGGCTTTTTCATTTGTGCTGCTCCATAAGCCGATCAATCTTACTTTCAAGACGATCAAGGCGATCAAAGATGCGGTTGATATCCGAATCCAATTGTGTTTTGGTCACATACTCTTTGGCAACCTCTTCACGGGTCTTGTTAATCAGCACTTGAAGGCGTTTTACCTCGTCATACATGCTCTTGAGGAAGAACCCCGCAACGCTAATACCTACTGAAAGTACAGCGTTCCAGATCGTGTGTTCCATGTCCACCTCAACACTTCCATGCCCGAAGGCTTTTGTTAATCCGGGAGTCGGGGTCGTTGGCTGTTTTGGCGCTAGTGAGCTTTTTCTTCATGCCCGACATCCGCGCACAGAATGACTTCTTACGCGACCCACCTTCCGGTTGTGGTGGCTTGAGTCCGGGCTTGCCCGGATTGGCAGCGTTATAAGAAGCCCTTCCTTTGGCGTTCAGACCCCCTTCGGGGTTCTTACCTTCTTTGCGCGTCCAAGCCGGGGACTTAGATTTGGTAGCCATTCTGCACCAGCAGGATGTTGAAATTGGCAGAAACACTAGACGAAGATGTTGCGCTTGCCCGAACTTCAAGGTCAGTTTTCTCAAGGAAAACCAACGGATAATTCAAAGGAATTGCAAAAGCACCGCCATTGGCACATCGTCCTTGGAGTGTACTGTCAAACACACCGTTTACCGGCCTGTTATACAGTCCAACGCTTGTATATGCGTTAGCGACCGCAGAAACACCGGAAGAACAAAGAAAATCAAAAATGTAACCCGTATATCAAGCAGGAACG